GGTAAAGTTGCAAAAAACACACAATTTGCAGGAGCTTTAGACAAAGGATACGGCAGCAAAAATAGGGATGGAACTCAAAAAGGAATGTTTTCTGATCCTATTCTGGGCATCCGCGCTTTATTTGTAGATATAGAAACTAAATTTAAAAAAGACAGTATCAAAAATTTAGAAAGTAAAGACGCTAGAATTTCTAAAATTATTAAAATTTACGCTCCTTCTGGATCAGAAAACCCAAATCAAAGTAATTACATTAGCTTTGTTACAAAGTACGTAAATGACAATCCAGAGTTAAATGAGCGTAGGGCTATTGTTGAAGGTATTATAGCGTTTGAAAATACAGAAACACAGGAAAACCGCTACACCCAAGAAATGATAGATGAAGCTGAAAATTTGTCGGGCATAGACTTTAAAAGAAAAGATGTCATGGACATTGAGACAGCCAGAGAAAGACAAACAAAAGCCAGCGGCGGTTTCATTAGTCTTGAAGAAGGCGGCGTTGCTGAAAGAGCATCCTCAGAATCTAGAGGAAGCTTTTACGAAAGCAGACAAAGTGGATTTGAAAAACTACATGAACAGGCACTTGATCTTGCAGATGTACGCCGAAAACAACTAAAAGGTAACACACTTGCTCAAGGGTCTGGAAACAAAGAACTTGATGAAAATTACCAAACAGAATTTGATAGTCTTATTAGAAATATGACTTATGAAATTACAGCAGGTACTGAAAGTATACGCGGCTTTACAAAAAAAACCTCTGCTGAAGAAAAAGAAAAGTTAGTAGATCAACTAACTGCTTTTTACGAAGGAAAAGCTAACGAAGGTATAACAGAACGTGAGTCATTACACTTAGACTTTAAAGAAGACTTTGACAACATGCCCGGTTCTGAAAGAATGGCTGAAGCAGACATTAATATGGACCAAACAATGTCAAAAAACCCTGACAAAAATCCCTCTAGGCAAACTCGCGCCGTACCTAACATTCTAGAACAAGAAGGCAGCGAAGCGTACACAGGATTTTTAACACCAGATTTTGACCCACTAGCTACCCAACGAAACATTTAATTCCGACAGCCACCTAGAACATATGTTCTGGCCCTGTCATTTGAAGACCAACCGTGGCTACCCATAGAGATATGGCCCCGCATGGAGGTGACTATGATTGATACCCCTGACACAAACGAGGAACTAGGCGAACCTACCCCATACCAAAATAACTACCGAACTCGTCTTGACGAACCTGACGAACCTACGGACACCGAGGCATCGGCCACCCCGGACGGCAAATCAAAAGTAGGAGGGACAGAGAGCGGTAATCACAATTTTAAAAAACGATACGATGATCTCAAGAAACACTACGATCAGAAGTTATCGGATTGGCGACAAGAAAAAGAAGACTTGCTTGTTTCTAGTAAACAAACAAAAAAAGAAAACATCAAGTTGCCAAAAAGTCAGGAAGACCTTCAGAAGTTTAAAGAGGAATACCCTGACATCTTTGGAATTGTGGAGACTGTTGCACACATGCAAGCAGATTCTCGTGTAAGCGACATTGAGGAACATCTTGAAATCCTCCGTGATCGTGAACGTGATCTGGAACGTGGGAATGCTCAGAAAGAACTTCTATCCATTCACCCTGATTTTGTTGAACTTAAAGACAGTCAGGACTTTATTGATTGGCTTGAAGAACAACCCGAAAGCATTTCTAACGGCGTAACAACAAACGCAACAGACGTTAAATGGGCCGCTCGTACACTAGACCTTTATAAAGCGGATAAGGGTATTAAAACCAAATCTAAAAAGTCAAACAGTAGCTCTGCGGCTAAACAGGTACGGACTTCTTCCGGCACCCGTGAAATTGCAGGGACACAGGGAGACAAGAGGATTTGGACTTCTGATGAAATCTCTCGAATGCGCCCAGAACAGTTCTCAAAATTAGAAAAAGAACTAGACCAAGCCAGTCGAGAAGGAAGAATTAGACCTTAACTTAACATAACATTTTAGGAGATAACTATGGCTTATGCTGGAGCAGCCGGTTACGAAAATCTACCTAACGGTAATTTCGTACCTGCTATTTATAGCCAAAAGGTTCTAAAATACTTCCGTCGTGCATCGGTTGCAGAAGCAATCACTAACACCGACTACGCGGGAGAAATTGAGAACTATGGCGACACCGTGAAGATTATTAAGGAACCGACGATTTCGGTCTCCCCTTATACTCGCGGTTCTACGGTTAACGCGCAAGACCTTACGGACGCTGAGATCACTCTCACGGTCGATCAGGGCAACTACTTTGCCTTTAAGGTTGACGACATTGAAGAGCGTCAGAGTCACGTTAATTTTGAGGCGCTTGCTACCTCTTCGGGTGCATACGCGCTTAAAAAGCAATATGATTTTAATATTCTAAAGAATATTGCTGACAACGCAACTGCCGGTACTGGCCTTGGTGCTGCTGGTTCTGCTATTTCAGGCAATACTGGTGATGAACTTGCCAACTATATTGCTAAATTTGCTCGCCTTCTTGACGAGGAAGATGTTCCTGAAGAGAATCGTTGGTTTGTGGCTCCGCCGCAATTCTACGAAATTCTTCGTCAGGCTGATTCCAAGTTGATGGATGCGAGTGTTACGGGCGAGTCAATGAGTCCTCTTCTGAATGGTCAAGTTACCAATCGTAAGGTTCATGGCTTCACGCTTTATCAGTCCAACGCAATGGTTGTTGGTTCACTTGGTACGACAGCTACGGCCACGTTTGGTCCTGTTGCCACCAGTGGTGAGTCGTTTGCTCTTGCTGGGCACATGAGTGCTTGTGCAACTGCTTCGGCAATTGCCAAGACGGAAGTTGTTCGTGACCCGAACAGCTTTGCTGATATTGTTCGTGGCCTTCACGTTTTCGGACGTAAGGTTCTCCGTGGTTCTGGCGATGGTTTTACTGGCGCGCTCGTCGGTGTAACCGATCTAGACAGTTAAAGGAGGGCATAGAAAATGGCTACTTATAATTACACTTCTAGTACGGGCGGCACGGTTGGACATCCATCCAATGCTGCTGTTCCTTATGTCATTACCTCACAGGTTATTGACGCGGTTGACAACACTGACCTTGAACAGGGCGATGTTGTTCAGCTTCTTGATATCCCTGCCGATTCGATGATTATCGGTGGGTGTATTGAAACTCTTGAAGCTTCTGGTAATGCACAGATTACGTTTGATGTGGGCTTTACTGGTGGTGACGTTGATTCACTAGTTGACGGTGGCGTGTCTAACGCTGCTGCTGGTGTTCAGTTTACGCTGAAGGCTGCTGGTGCTGGCAATATCTCTACTGCTGCTGATACACTTGATCTTCTTGTGATTGACGCGGCATCCGCAAAGACGACTGCTTGGCGCTTCCGCGCTCACGTTGTTCTTGTGGACATTTCAAAGAACCCGATTAATGCTCTTGCGACGGTTGCAACGGGCACTTAATCTAACTAAAGGTTTTGCAGGGTTCCGTATAAAAACCCTGTCCCTTTTTGCTATGTTCAATATATGGGGTATATATGTTTTTTCTAAAAGTACTAGACGAAGATGCGCTAAAAAAGTGCAATGTTACATTTAAAGATAAAGACTACGATAACGGAAACCTTACTCAACCTCTAAGCAAACACTACAAAGTAAAACAGAACGAGCAAACCTCTGCTGTTCCTGAAGACATTAAAAAGTATTTAGTTAGCCTACTATACAACAATGCCTTTATAGATTCTGTTTACTGTCCTAATAGAGTTTCAGTAAATTTCTACAACAAGTACGAAGAAGGGGATTACTACGATACTCATGTAGATTCCTTTAAAGCAACACCAAAATCTAACAATGTTTTTTTTGATTACGGTTTTTCTATTTCTCTAACAAGTGACTACGAAGGTGGAGAGTTTTTACTACACACAGATGTAGGGCCAATTGCACATAAACTCCTTGCCGGTGAGATTGCTGTCTTCCCTATCATATATCCTCACGGGGTACAGAAGGTTACAAGCGGCACACGAAGAAACATCATCGGTTGGTTTTCCTCTAATGTTACTTACGAGCAGTCTTTCATACTAAAGAATTTGTATGAAGTAAATATCGGACTCATGCAAAAAGACCAAGAGTTGTTTGTTAAGTCTACACTAGTCCAGATGTACCTCAAAAAGTTATGGGGTAAGTGACATGCACTTTAGATTGTTAACTGACGAAAGTGTTGATTTCTGCAAAAAACAACTTGAGACTGTTCCTTATGTAGACGGTAAAAAAACTCAAAACATAAGTAAACTTTACAATGTAAAAGAAAATGCAGAAACTACTATATCGGGTAAACTTAAAAAGTTTCTTTCTACTCTTTTTCTAGCTAACACTACAATAAATAACATTTATAATCCTAATATAGTTAACTGGTACGCCGCTAATAAATATTCTGTTGGCGACTTTTACGGCTTTCATGTAGACCCTTTTGAAAACCCTACTGATAACGGCTGGTACGACTACGGGTTTTCAATCTCACTTGACAGCGACTACGAAGGTGGAGAGCTTGTTATTGATGGAGAAGCGGGTCAGGTAGCCTACAAGCTACAGGCGGGTGAGATTGCAGTGTTTCCTGTTATGTATCCTCATGGTGTAAATGAAATAACCAAAGGAACACGACAAAACATTATAGGTTGGTTTTCTTCTAATGTTAGCTTTGAACACTCGTACATGCTCAAACAAGCCAATGATATTGTGCAGATAAGTAAAAGCTTAGTTAAAGAAGACGCAAAAGAAATTAATAAAAACTTACTTATCAAAAGCGTA